CCTGAACAGCCACCACCATTAATATAAACACGGAGTTTTTCATCTCCTGACTTCATGGCAGCAACACGCTTTGACGCATTGTCACTAAAATCTATATTTGCTGGGAGTATTTCCATATTTATTTTACAAAAACTGTTTACAATAGCTTATTTATATGTTATAATAGAATAGATTGCCGGGGAGGCTAGATTAGAGAGCTTAGTGAAGTGTATTATCACCTTTCATTCTTCTTAATTGTTCTTTTGTTTCATCATCCATTAAAGGATTTCCACTAACTTCATCTAGAATTATCTTCATATAATGTGCTTTAACATCTAAGTTAACTTCTGATTGTATCATTACATTAAAATCCTCAAGGACGTGTAATTTTTGAGATGAAAATGGTAACCAAGGAGTCATAACAAAATGATTGTTACCTTCAACAATTACTTTCATTGGTTCTTCTATTCCAATTAAGGCACCACTAGATTCTTCTATATCATGCACATAGGCAATTATTGATTCACCTGAAATCAATTTAAAAAGTTTAACTGGTACGTCGTCTAATTTCCGTGGTAGTTTATTTTCCATATATCTATTTATAATAACTTGACTTCATGTATCTTAAATTTAAATTTCTCTTTAGCATATATTTGTACCCTTTCAGCTGAATGATTTAAGGTATAATTCTTTTTAGATTTCCAATGTAAGTCATCAGCTATGTCATACAACTTAGTATCCTTATCTGTCTTTCTTAATCCTCTACCAATAGATTGTAATACTCTTATCTGACTTTTACTGGGCGAGGCAAAAATTATATTATTTAGATTAACTATATTGATACCAGTAGAGAATGTACCATAAGAACATACTAATATAGCATCCTTCTCTGTTTCTGTTATAGCTCTTATTTCTTCTCTTGCATCAGCTGAGGTTTTACCACTCACATAGAATACTTTTCTTTTACCCATTTCCCATACACCTTTAGCTGATTCATCAATCAATCTAAATAATGGTTCACCATGTTTTTCCACAAATTGAAATAAGATTAAGGTATTACCCTTCTGGTCTAGAGCTAAACTCCTAATAAATTTATTTCGCGTGTTATTTCTTACAATCCAATCTATCTCATCTTGGTATTTCATTTTAGATACTTCACGACAATCTTCTTCTTTATGTTTTAGTAATATAACATCTATAGATAAATTAGCTAAATCACCTCTGTCAATAAGTTCTTTTGAAGTGGTTATATTCTTATGAGGACCGAACAAACCTTCAAGAACAAGCTTGTGTGTTTGGGTACCATCAAGAGTACCTGTTAATCCAAATCTATACCGAGCTTCAGTACATTTAGTTAGTATACTAGTAAGAGATTTAGCTTTAAAGTTATGAGCCTCATCACCTATAACCATACCGAACTGTTGGAAGTATCCCTTTTGCATTTTATATATTGATTGCCAAGTAGATATATAAACTCTTTTAGTCTTATGACCTTTATCAAGTCCTGCCATAATCTCATGACAATTTTCAGTGGCAAACCAATCATCATCATTATCTGCATACTCACAAAAGTCTCCATACATTTGTTTGACAAGGGAAGTGGTAGGTACTATTATTAATACCTTATCCTCATTATGCATTAAAAAATATCTCATAAGAAGATATATTATTAATGATTTACCGGAAGCTGTAGGAGATACTAATAATCCTGAACGAGTTTTTAATCCATGTTTAATAGCTTCTAATTGATAATCTTTTGGTATCCACGGAATTGGTAAATCTTTAATCCAAGATAGGTCATCATCATATACAAATCCTGGGTGATTATATTTTATTGTTGATGGGTCATCCCATGTATCAAGCTTTATATTTCTTTCTAAACAAAAAGCTTTTATATAACCAAACAATCCAGCATATATAGATTGGTCACGTAAGTTAAAGAGACGAATCTTTCCATCCCATAATTTATTTCTAAATTGAGGTGTGAACTTATAACCAGGGACATAAAAAGTAAATGCCTCTGCTAGTTCTTGTATGATTCCTTTATCTTCACAATCAACATAGATAAAAGCATTGTTTTTAACCTTGACGGTTAGTTGTTCCACATTAATTCAGTGTTGGTGGTTTAATAGTTGGTAAGTCATCTCTACTTTCTAAGAAACGTGTAGTGATTTCTTTAAATTCAGCTTCAGGCAACATAGCCTTATAAATTTTCATCGCTTGTGCCATCATTATTCCTGCACTTGTTAGTGGTTCACCTTTCATTGATAGTTGTTCAAACTCTCTATATAACTCTTCCATCTTCTTTCTCCTTTTCATATAATTTAAATTTTTCCATATACTCTTCTTCAGTTAGCTTATGCCAACCACAACATCTACCAGTAGGTGAACGTCCACAACTACATGGAAATTTTTCATGGGGTGGAATGCCTTTAATTTTACGCACCTGCTTCAAAGCTTCTCCATTTAATTATGTTACCAATATTTTGATGTCTCCATCTAATAGTATTCATAATTTCTTCTAAGGTTTCTATAAGAACCTTATCATATTCTACTAAAGCTTGCATTTTCTGAATATCTGAATCCGCATCATAGTAGTAATTCATTTGTCCTTTAAGTGGTTTATTCAATCCTTTATATGGGTCATACACCCAGCCAAATTCATCAATCTGTTCTCTACTTAATTTGCCTTCATAATATAACCACTTATCTTTAAGTAATGTCTTATACTCAAAGTCTCTTTTCTTTCTACCCATCTTAGCAATAGTAATTAACTCTAAGTATTTACTATGCATCCTTGCTGTTTTAATTGTAACATCATCTAATTTAAACTCATCTATAATAGAGTCATCCTTCCACATCTTTAATACTTCTTCAATGTTCACCCTTGACCTCTATACTTTTTAAAAGATGCTCTCTTATTTTTATTCATTGACGAGGTTTTAATCCATCGTCTGCCTATACTGGTTTTTTTACGGACACCACTCCATGTCTTTTTTATAATCATATGTTATATTATATCATACTTTAGGCCGAATGTACATAGCTTTATAAGTTAATGGTACCATTTGTTTAAGGGATTGGTCTCGCCATTCATCTAATTTTTCTGTTATTTTATAATAAGTATCTAATTCGTTTTTAGGTGGAACATCATTATTAAAAAATTGTATATATGCATTAGTCATTTCTATAATTTCATGTATACCAAAATCACCACGGGCTTTTCTTAGCCATAATTCAGTTATATAATATTCAGCTTTATTTTTTAATTCTTCTTTATTTGATAAAAGACCCATTTGATAATACGCTGGGTTAGATAAAAAATTTGTTTTAACTAATCCACAGTCATTAGCACTCTTACCTAATATTTTATTTATTGTTTTTAACCACCAATTACATATATCTATATAATAACTTCCATTCATTAATGACCAGGTTGGACACCAAGAGACTTGTATATTTTGATTATGTTTCATAAATTTTAACCATTGATGAGTTGATTTTTCTACAACATCCCATTTAGAATTATGTCTCATATATTCTTGAATTGTTCCTATACCATCTATACTTAAAAATATTTGACAATGTTTAAATCCCTGAAGCATATTAAATATTCTTTCTTTAGGAACCCAACTTGCATTAGTAAATATAAACATTTTTACATTTTTTTTATCTAATTTTTCTATAAATCTAGGAAAATCTGGATGTAACATTGGTTCACCACCAGTTATTTTTAAATATTCTAAATCTTTTAAATCTTCTTTTTTCCATTTCCTTTCAATATTTATTCTGCCACTTGGTGCGAATGGAACATAAGATAATCCAATCTCTTTTAACTTATTATTTTCTTCCACCCAAGAATGACTAAGGTCAGCATTGCATGTCCTACAAGCTAAATTACAGTAATTACCAAAGGTGACTTCTATATATTGTAATAGAGGATTCTCAGGAATTATATTCCATAATTCAATTTCTCTTTCTCTTATACTTTTATATCCATGCTCTTCATTAAAATAACATGTCTCACAACCCTTTACACGTTCTCCCTTTAACATTTTTTGTTGTATACTTTTTATAAATGGATGAGTAAGATGGTCAGATAAATTTTTATATTCTTTTATGTCAGGCAAACCATTAATATATTCTTCTTTTTTATCAAACACACAACACACACTTGCCCTATTTGTCGGGTGTATGTATATATGATTAAAGGGTAATGGACAGAATGTTTGGGACATTAAATTCATCTAACCAAGGGAATGTTTTTTTCCAATCGCAACCTCTCCTTTTGTCTATATTTGTTAACTCTTCTTTTAGTTTATTTATTTTTGCATAATCAACCGGTGTATCATCTATAGCTTTCTCATATCCAAGCATCATTTCCTTAATACTTGACGCCCATATTCCATCATCTAATTCTTTATAAAGTCTTTTAAAATCTTTTGTAAAAAATCCTTTAGGGAATAATTCAGGTATCATATGACCTGGCCATACCACAAAGTTTGCTGATAGATGTATTAAATTTTCTTTTGTATTATATTTATTTAACATGTTTACTAATTCAGGTTGGGTCTTTATTGACATAGCATTCATTGTCATATGAATTTCTGGTTCAACTTCTGGATATTCTTTAACTAATATACTAAAATTCTTTTCCCATTCTTCAGATTCTCCACCCCACCGTATGTATTCATATGATGGTCCCCAACTATCAATAGAACAAATAATCCTTACCTTATCAACATAACCTGTACCAACAAGAATACCTATCTTATCCATTGTTTCACGAAACTTTTTAGGCCGTACTTTTAAGTTACTAAATATTGTTAATTCCAAATTAGGACAAGGATGTGTTTCAAAAAAATCTAATAGTTCATATAATTGTGGTTGGAAAAAAGGTTCCCCACCTAATATATTAAGCTTAGTTAAATTATAAACACCGTGGTCTAACCATTCCCAAAATTCTTTTATTATATTTTGATATTTCTCTTCGTCATTAAAAAATTCTAATGCATAAGGTTGTATATCTTGTTTGAGACCAAACTTTTTATTTTCAGCTTCCCATGTAGTACTATATTCAGCAGAACAATACACACAAGCTTGATTACATAAATTACTGAAATATATTTCCATTAATTTACATTCGGTTTTATCTGGCTCTGTATTATTTGTGAAAATTCCCTTCCCTATTGGAAGAGCATTAGCTTCCATTCTATCAGAAATAGCTCCAGCATCTTCCATCTTCTTACA